TGTGAATGACAATCAGCAGGACAAGCACCGACGAACTGCATAACGCAAACCAGCGAGAGAGCGGGCGCGCAGCCAATCGTGTCCAAATTGGACACACCCCCCGGTCTTTCGGGTCCTTCTATAGGGGTAATCGTCCTCGGGTCTGCGAACCCCGGCGCTCATTTCCGTCTGATCAGAAAAAACAGGTTGACAATCTGACAAATCGGGAAGGAGGCAGGGCGGATGGCGGCCAAGAAAACCGACAAAAAAACGCGCGCGCGCGTCATAGAAGAAAAAAAGTTCATTTTTTCGACCGCTGACACCTGTGAATTTTTCCAGATTTCACGCGAGACTTTGTCACGGTGGGAGAAGAAGGGAGCGCCAAAAGAAAATCGAGGGAAATGGAACATAAAAGCCGTCATGGAATGGCGGTACGACGGGAAGCATACTGAAAGCCCTGAAACGCGAAAGCTCAAAGCAGAAGCCGAACTGAAAGAAGTAAAGGCGGCCCAGGAAAAAATAAAACTGGGAGTCACGAAGGATGAATTTATTCCCGTTTATGAAGTTCAGTCAGAATTGACGAGACTGCTTGCTAATTTGAAAAAATCTTTGCTGAAAATCAGCCACAATGTCGCGTCAGATTTGGGGACAATTGATATTGATTTTGCGAAAATCGCAAAAAATGAGGTTGACAACCGTATCAATGACGCGCTGAAAGAGCTGTCCGAAGGGAGGCTGTACCGTGGCAAGGCAAAAAAGAAAAAATGAACTGGGATACCCGGCTTATATTCTTAACGCCTTGGCGGTACTTAGGCCGCCTGAAAGGCTTACTGTATCAGAATGGGCCGATAAATACCGGATACTTTCGGAGCTGGATTCCGCAAGCCCCGGACATTGGCGGACGGCAAAAACACCGTATCTTAAGGCCGTAATGGACGCGTTCAATGATGATTCTATCGACGACATTACTTTCTGTGCCGGTACGCAGTTGGGGAAAACATCAGCCGAACAGAATATGATTGCCTACGCTATAGCGCAAGACCCCGGCCCGATGTTGATTGTCTACCCCACAAAAGACCTTGCAAAGTACACGAGCGAAAAAAGGCTGCAGCCTTTGATTAACCTTTGCCCGGAACTTACAAAGCATTACCGTGACCGCGAAAGCAAGGACTTGGAACTGACATTCGACACGATGTACATAGCACTGGTAGGTGCAAACAGCGCGTCAGGATTATCCAGCCGTCCGGTTCGCTATGTCATATTCGATGAGATTGATAAATTTCCGAAATGGACAGGAACAGAAGCAGGCCCGCTGGAGCTGGCAACGGAGCGAACAAAGACCTTTTACAACAAGAAAATCGTAAAAGTGAGCACACCAACCCTGAAAGAGGGCAATATTTGGCAGGGTTGGGTTACAGCTGACGCCCAGTATAAGTACTATGTGCCGTGCCCCCATTGTGGGACCTATCAGGAACTGAAAATCAAGCAGATACACTGGCCGGAAGACGCTGACGCGGCGCAGGCAAAAGTAACGGCAGTGTATGAATGCGAACACTGCCATGAAATCATAGATAACCGTCAAAAAGCGCAAATGTTGTGCGCTGGAGAATGGCGCGAGACAAAGAACACGAAAGGACGGCCCCACAAAGTCGCCTTTCATCTGAGTTCACTATATTCTCCGTGGCTTACCTGGGGCGACATTGCGGAAAAATTCATTGCAAGCAAGGAAGAGCCTGAACTGCTCATGAACTTTGTTAACTCATGGCTGGCGGAGCCGTGGGTTGATAAAAGCAGCCGCTTAAAATCTGATATCGTCATGGCGAAAGCGCTGCCATACGAACGCGGGCAAATGCCGTCGCAGGCCCAGCTTCTGACCGTCGGTATCGACGTGCAGATAGATCACTTCTGGTATTCTGTCAGGGCTTGGGGACCGCACATGACGAGCTGGCTTGTGGACTATGGCCGCGTTGAAACGTGGGCTGATCTGGAAACTGTCGTAAACAGAAACTATGCAGACACAAACGGAGAAATCCGTAACGTAAACCTTGCCTGCATGGATTCCGGATATAACACTGATGATGTATATAGCTTTTGCGCGCAGCACATGGATGTGATGGTGCCGACAAAGGGCGCAAGTACACCGCTGAAATCACGCTACAGGGTATCAGTCATTGATAAGCAGCAGGGATTCGGCCTGCGACTGTATGAGATGGACACGACGCAGCTAAAGAATTTCATAGCTTCGCGTATGACCATAGACGCTGGAGCACGGGGAAGCTGGAACGTATACCGGGATATCGAAAGGGAGTATGCCGACCAGATATGTGCAGAGCAGCGCGTTGAAAAAAAGGACAAAAAGGGCCGCAAGTTTATCGTATGGGAGAAAATCAGCTCACACGCGCAGAACCACTTACTGGACTGCGAAACTAATAACGTATTGGCGGCCGAAATTATGGGCGTTCGTTTCCTGATGGAACCGGAACCCGAAAAAGCACCTGAAAAGGAACCTGAAAAAGATGATTGGCTTGGAGTCGGAGACGACTGGATATAGCAGCGAAAGGAGGTGAACAGTTTGGAGACATTAGAAACACAGCTTGAAAGGGTTCAGGCTGCCATTGCAGCCATTGAGAGCGGAGCACAGTCATATCAGATTGCCAACCGAAAGGTGACAAAGGGCGACCTTGCTACACTGTACGCCCGTGAAACAAGCCTGAAAAGCCAGATTGCCCGGGCAACGGGTGGGGACTTGTACTTCGCCGAACTGGGCCGCCTATGAATATTTTAGAGCGTATGATTGCGACTATATCCCCTGAATGGGCATGTCAGCGTGCTTTCTACGCGGAAAGTCTGCGAGCCTATGAAGCTGGAGAAATAACCAGATTCAACGACGGATGGGTACCGGTAAATGAGGATACAGAGAACGCTGACAAAACGCAGCGCGACCTTATCAAAGCCCGCGCCAGATATCTGGAAAACAACAGCGATATTGCCTGTGCTGCCATTGGCGGAATTATTCGCAATGTCGTAGGTACCGGGATAAAACCGCAGGCCCGGACTGGAGACGAAAGGATAAACAAGCATATTGAGACTCTGTGGAAAAAATGGACGCGCCCCGAAAACTGCGACATTACAGGGCAGCAGACATTCGAAGAGCTGCAGGCTATGCTGTTGCGTCGTCAAATCGTAGACGGGGAAATTTTTGTTAAAAAGGTTATGCAGCGCGGGAAAAAGTTTCCGCTGCAGCTGCAGGTTCTCAAAAGCGACTTGTTGAGTTCGTACCTGTTTAACGCGCCTAAAACAGGCAATGTGATACGTTCAGGCATAGAACTGAACGACCACCTTAAACCTTTGGCGTACTGGATTAACAAGAAAAGCCCGGACGGGTTTATCGAATACGACCCTGACAGGGTGCCTGCCGAGCAGATAATACACCTTTGGATGCGATACCAGCCTGATCAGATACGCGGAATGTCGGCCTTGACTCCGATAATCAAGCGCCTGAAAGATACGCAGGATTATCTTGACGCTGAGACAGTGGCGGCAAAAATAGCCGCCTGCTTTTCTGTATTCATCACGACACAGACAGGTGCCCCTGGTGTTGGCCGGGCAATCGGAGCCACGAAAGACCCGGAAAGGAAGAAACTGCAATCTATTAGGCCTGGTATGGTCAAGTATCTTGCACCTGGCGAAAGCGTGGAGACGGCAAACCCGTCCCGTGGAATGGCAAACGCAAAGGACTACGTTTCTATCCAGGAACGTCTTGCGGGTGCCGGGCTTGGATTGTCTTATGAGCTTATGAGCAGAGACTTCAACAAGTCGAGCTTTTCCAGCGCAAGACAGGGCCTCCTTGAAGACCGCAAGACCTTCGAGCCAATACAGCGGTTTATCGCTGAGCATTTATGCGCGCCAATTTATCAGGAATGGCTGGATTCCTGCATATTAGCGGGGCTTATAGATATTCCTGATTACTGGGAGAACCGAGACGAATGGCAGACTGTCGAATGGGTAGCCCCCGGATGGTCATGGATTGACCCACAGAGAGAAGTTGCTGCTGATATTTCCGCGATACAGAACGGCGGCAAGACTATGGCGCAATGGTGCGCCGAACGTGGCTACGATTGGCGGGAACAGCTTGAGCAAATGGCGCTTGAAAAGAAAACAGCTGAGGCACTTGGTCTGAAGCTGTCGGTTCACACGCCTATCAGCGTACAAGCAGCACTATCTAACCACACCGACGCCAATGGAAACCCGAAAGGGGAGCCTGAGGATACAAAAAATGAAGAAAGCGAGGACTAACAATGCCAAGAAACAAAAACGAGCCGCAGCGCCGCGACTTTTGGGGCGCTATCACTTGCCGGGAAGCTGAGGAAGGAAAAGAAGACAGCCGCCAGGTAACACTTTCGTTATCCAGCGAGGAGCCAGTCCGTAGGTGGTTCGGCAATGAAATTCTTTTGCATGAGCCGGACGCAATTGACCTTTCACGGCTGCAGGATATCGGGGTTGTGCTGTACAACCACAACCATGACGAAGTGATTGGGCGTGTCGTATCGGTAGAGCTTGACCTGTCTGAGCATAAGCTGCGGGCGGTGATTGAGTTTGACACCGACGAAGAAAGCGAAAAGATTTTTGAAAAGGTGAAAAGAGGCACGCTGAAGGGCGTGTCGGTAGGCTATAAAGTAGACGTTTGGGAAAAGGTAGAGCCAGGCGCGACAAGCGAAAACGGTAGATTTATCGGGCCGTGCGAAATCGCTACGCGCTGGACTCCCTACGAGCTGTCTATTGTGTCCGTTCCTGCTGATCCGACAGTAGGAGTAGGACGCAGCTATAATCCACAACAGCAGAATGGAGATGTAAAACACATGGAAAATGAAAACACAAAAACGCAGGACGCAGGGCAGAAAGACCTTCGTGCTGCACAGGTATCTGAACCGCATGCAGCGGTGCCTGATGAAAATACTATTCGTCAGGCAGGTATTCAGGAGGAACGCCAGCGCTGCCAGGAAATCACAGGCCTGTGCCGTCAGTTTGGCATTGACGCAGCCCCGTATATTGACGGCGGTATGTCGGTAGACGCGGCGCGGGCAGCTGTGCTTGAGAATTTGGCAGCGCAGCGCGCACCGCAGAAGGTCACTGTACAGGTTGACGAAATGGACAAATTCAGAGACGCAGCTGCAGACGGCCTTGCGCTTCGTGCAGGTATCACTGTAAAAGACCCTGCGGCAGGCGCTGGAGAATTTCGTGGTAAAAGAATGCTGCGCTTGGCGGCTGAATGTATCGAGCGCGAAACCGGTAAAAATACCAGGAACATGGGCGAACTTGAACTTGTCCGCGAGGCATTGACTGGAACGGGAGCCTTCCCCGGTATTCTGTCAAACGTAGCCAACAAGAGCATGGCGCAGGCATATCAGGAAGTGCCGACAACGTATCAGTATTGGACGGCAAAGGGCAGCAACTCTGACTTTAAGGACGCGACGCGTTATCGTATCGGCGAAGCTGACGAATTAGTAGAGATTGGAGAAGGCGGCGAGTTCAAAGAAAGCACTTTGAAAGAAGCTTCTGCCAAGACTGCAGTGGCAACGTATGGCCGTTCTTTCAGCCTTACGCGCAAGGCAATTATCAATGACGATATGGGCGCCCTTAAATCTATCCCGGCTATCTATGGTGCAGCAGCCCGCCGTACAGTAAACAAACTTGTCTACAAGATGCTTATGGATAACCCGACGATTGAGGGCAAACGCCTGTTCAGTGCTGACCATAACAACCTCCATGCTTCGACTGAGCTTACCGTTGCAGGGCTTGGAGCATTAAAGGCTGCCATGGCAAAACAGACCAATATTGGCGGAAAGGCAAAGCTGAACATTCAGCCTGCATTCCTGATTGTTCCGGTCGAACTGGAAGTCGCTGCAGCGCAGCTCATAAACTCCACGGTTGATCCGAGCAAAAACAACGCCACAGTCAACCCGTTTGCCAATAAGCTCACTGTAATCAGTGACCCGGAACTGGTTGACGCCACGTCCTTCTACATGGCAGCGGCACCGGGATATTGCCCGACAATCGAGGTAACGAGCTTGAACGGCAACGACGCGCCGATTATGGAAAGTGCAGTGCAGTTTGATACATTGGGCATTAAGTGGAGAATTTACTACGACGTTGGTGTAAATCTGCTTGATTTCCGCGGTATCCAGAAAGCAACAGAATAAGGAGGGGTAGAAAATGCCAGACAATAACACAGAACAGACGGTCGTTGAGACACCGGTTGTAATTGCCGAATATACCCAGGCGGGCGACAATATAGACTACACGGCTGCTGAAAAAATAGAGTACATGCAGGTCGTACCTTTGGCGGATCGTATCGGTATTGCACTGGAAAATATTGCGGCAGGCGACACGGGAACGGTAACACTGACGGGAGCGTTCAAGCTTCCGGCAGCAGAGGGCGCAATTGAGGTCGGCGCGAAGGTTTACTTTGATGCTGCCGCCGGTAAGGTAACGACAACCGCAACGGCCAACATTCCGGCAGGGTACGCTATCGAGCCGAAAACGGCCGCAGCCGCTTCGGTTGTTGTTCGTATCGGATAATGTCCGCGTTCAAAGACATGGTGGCGGCCGATATTTCCGCTGTATTTCTTAACCAGGACGAATTTGGGGAAGAACACGACCTTGACGGCACAATATGCACCTGTGTCATATCTGGAGATATGACCGAAAAAAGAGCTGCAATTTTGCCGGGCGGACGCCGCACACCGGAAGGCCTTCACGGCGACTATCTCACTGTATGCGTGAAAACCGCCGACCTTGAAAAAATCCCGAAACAGGGAACGAATTTCAGGGTAGACGGTAAGCGCTATACAGTAGATACATGTACCGAGGATATGGGAATGTTAACCATTACACTGGGAGCCTACCGAATGGGAGGCGGTTTGTCATGATTGAGATAGATGCCAGTGCTTTGAATCGAGCTGAAGAACTGCTGCAAGGAATGCCGGGGGCTGCTAAAAAGGCTGCAGCGTCTGCCGCGCGGAAGACTATCCGAGGGGCCAAAAAAGACGCTGCACAGAAGGTTCGGGAAAGGTATACGACAAAAGCGGCTAATGTAAACCGCACTTTTTCGTTTATCAGCAGACTGAGCAGCATGTCTTTCGGATTCCAATCCAAGGGCAGAGTCAATGACCTGGCATATTTCAAGCACACGCCGCGCAGCGTCCCGAAAAGACGGCCGCCGCAAGGTCAGTATCTTTATTCGCAGGTAGTAAAGGGAGAGGGCGGAACTATCGCCCATGCCTTCCTGGCCAAGATGAAGTCGGGGCATGTGGGGATATTCCAGCGCGCGCAGCATGGTGGAAGCAAGGCAAGCCTGCCAATCGAAAAAATGGCAGGACCTTCAACGCCGCAAATGTTAGGCAGCCCTGCAGTTTCGGCGTTCGTGCAGAAGCGCATGGAAGAAAGGCTGGCAGTC